GGTAACAGGTAACAGGTAACAGTAACATTTCTATATTCTTTTATTTTTAGTGAACAATCAAATTTTAATGATAAAAAATTAGTCATGTTTGAAGTAAAAAGAAAATATCTGTTACCTGTTACCTTAACCACCACAACCCCAGTATTTATGCGGTAAAATTGCGGTAACACTTAATTGAATTTATCTGTTACCTTGTTTGTAACCACTTCAACTGTAAAGATTTCCGGATTGTCGGCAATTACCATGTGTAATGCATTGGCAAGTTCATCAATTTTCTTTTCATCATGGTCTGTATAACCCAAGTGGTCAAAGATGCCATGCAGAAGTTCATGAAGAAAGTCAGCTTCCATCTTTGCCTTTGCAGAAGGGCAGATTCTGATGACCAAATCCGGATAGATGATTTCACCTGAATAATTGGCAGAACCCAAGGTCAACTTGTCTGTGATTTCCACATCATAAACCTTTGCACCAATTTTCACTTTGTTAGGTATCTTCATTGTGGTCACCCTTCCATCAGTTTACTTGCAATCATGTCTGCGGTGTGTGTCCACAACACAGTTGGAAACTGTCTGATTGCTTTGTCATAGGAATCCCAATCATCCCTTTCATAAGCACCCATGTGAAAACGGATGCAAAGAAGTTCTTCTTCTGTCAGATTCACGAACTGGGACAAAAGCATGATGGACTTGGTTGCATGACCTTTCAGAATGGTGTCATTGTTCCAAGTGTAACAAACACCTTCACCATCCATTTCTTTCTTGTAGGAATCAATCTTGCAAAGGTCATGGAACATTCCTATGATGTAAGGGGATGACTTTCTGCACCAACAACATTCACCCTTTTCAGTGAAGGTCAGAAGAACTTCCATCACATTCAGGGAATGTTCAAACAGACCGCCTTCATAATTCAGATGATGGTTAGCAGATGCAGGTGCAGTGAAGAATCCCTTTTCAAGCAACCAGTCAAGAAAGTCCACAGACACCAAGGGAACATTCAGGTCATCTTTCATTACATGAAGGAAAAGGTCAACCCTTTCTTCCACCGTCATTTCTTTTATGGTCTTTTCATTTACCATTCAAATCACATCCTTTCAAACTCATATTGCCCCAGTCAAGTTTGTGGTTACAAGAAGGACAGTTTTTCAATCTTTGAAGGATTCCGGGTGATTGTTTATACAAGGTTTTGCACCCACAAACACTGCAAACTGGAATTATAGAACTTTCACCCGGAAACATCCCACTGTTATCTTCAATCAGCTTCATCAAGAATCACCTGCCAATGACATATTGTATTTGTCACACATGGCAGCAACCTGAATGGATTCCACTGCAATCTGCTTTGCAAGTTCTCTGACTGCTTGAATCTGCGGAAACACAGGTTCATTCTTCTTGATACCTGACCAAGCATTGGCAAACACTTCAAGAAGAACATTCAAGTCATCCATGACTTCTTCAATTTCTTCCTTTATCACCCCATATCCTTCATGGGGTGATTGGAAAAGGGGAAATTGTTCATTTGCACTGTTCAGTTCTTTGAACACAAGTTCATTCATATTGTTTTCAATAGCATTCATTGATTTTGTTCCTTTCTCAATCGTTTTTGACATAGATTCTGAATACCTTTCCACCAACCTTTTTGGTTTTTGTGGTCATATTCAATTTCCTGCACAACTGCTTTGAAAATTCTGCCTTTGACATAGGATTGAAATTGTTTGCAAGACAATATTCCTTGTATCGTTTGAATACCTTGTCAGATTGTTCATTTTCAATCTGAAATCCTTCAAATTCCACTTCTTCAAAGAATCCAAGAATGGGGTTGTTGGTTTCTTCATATTCCTTCAACTGTTCCTGAACCTTTGCGGATTCAGTGAAACCATTGTTCAAGACCCTTTTCAGAGCAGCTAAACCAAGAACAATCATGTATTCCATGACTTCTTGTTCCTGCAATTTATAGGTGATGTGGTCATCATAGTCCGGGTCATCTTTGCTGAATGATGCATTGAATGGAACAATTATCAATCTACGCAAAACCGCACCGGTTTTGTCCTTGATTCTTGGAATGTTGTTTGCAGAAAACAGGAATTTTGCATAATTGTTGAAGTCAAAAGGTTTTTCACCTTTGTTCTGTACCTGAACCCTTTCACCGGTGACAAACTTCTTGAAGATGGATGCATTCACAATGAATTCATCAGAAATGTCATCACCAAGGTTTGCCAATTTACCAAACAAAGCGGTGTTCTGAAACTTTTGGTCAAGTTCCTTCAAGTCCAAAGCTGCAATGTTATCTTCATTCAGAAGATGTTGCACCATAGAAATGAAGGTTGATTTTCCGTTTGAACCTTCACCTGTCAGAATGAATGCTTTGCCACCACCAAGTTTGTTTGACCGATAGAAACAAGAACCAATACATTCTTCAAGGATGGTTCTGACCTGTTCATCATGACAGGCAATCTTGTCAAGGGTCTTGTCTGCCAATTCAGAATAGGCATTTGGGTTGTAGTCCCAAGGGATGCGGTTTGTAATAACCACACCGGGTGAAAAGGGTTGCAGTTCATCTTTCCTGATGTCATATATTCCATTGCGGAAGGCAATCAGATGTGCCGGTGCCATTTCGGTGTTTTCCAAAAGCAGAAGATTCAAATACTTCAACACTTCTGACCGCTTTGCATTTGAAAGGTTGCTGATGTGCTTTATCATCACCGCTTCAATTTCTTCCTGACCGGAAACATACACACCATCCTTGAACAAATGCAACTGACCATTGATTCTGACAATGTGATTATTGTTTTTTATGTAGGTTGCAAACTTATCAAAAAGGAAGTTGTTGCCCTTGAAGAAAACAGGTTTCTGAAAAGCATCATCACGCAAAACCACCGCCAATTCATCATCAGAAAGGGGGTCTTTCAAGATGTATTTGTTGATGATTTGGATGGTCTTTCTTGCTTCTTCCACAGTGAAATCATTGCTTTGAAGGGTCAGAATATAGTTGAACAATGCCTGATTCCTTCCGGAACCTGCATCCATATCAAGAAATTCTGTGGTGCATTTCACAGGGAACAACCACTTTGGAACTTCTTCATATTCTTCACCATCCAAAATGTCATACATGACTTGTCTTTCCTTGCCATCAATCTTCAAAACTTCATAGGAATTTTTGAACCCTGATTTGATGTCAATTTGGTCAAGTCCACAGGCAAGTTTGGTCTTGGTGAAACACTTTGCAATTTTACTGTTTTTGAAAAGGAAGTGCATTCCTGACCGACTTTTCAGAACCTTGCATCTGATGCCTTCATCATCAATGATGTTCAGCAGCAATTCAGACTGTTCCATGTCATCAATGTCAATCAGAATGGCATCTGATGCAAGAATACCGGCATATTCAGGAAGTGACTGCACCTGTTCAAAGGTTTTGAAATCGGTTCTGTCCTTGAATTTTTCAATGCACTTTTTGTCTTTGGTCATCACATAACCCTTGAAAAATGACACCTTCAATCACTTCCTTTCATTTGTGTGTGTGTGTGTGTGTGCAGAAGTTCAATATTGCGGTTGTACCTTTCAACCTTGGTTTTCAGACTTCTTGAAGAATTATACAAGGAACACTTTGCCCTTTTAGCTTCCTTCAAGTCATCCTTGAATTGAAGCAATTCCACAGTGGTCAACTTCACACCATTTGGATGTTTGCCTTCTGCAATGACGGTTTGCAGGTCAGACACCTTCTGCCTTGCATCACCGTATGCCTTGACATCAGATTTCATCTGTGCAAGTGCTTTTTCCTTTTCCTGATGCAAATACACATCAAGGTCAGCAATGGTTTCATCAGAACACCATTGGTCAATCAATTTGAACAATTTCTTTGCCTTTTCAACTGTGCAAGGGAAGAATTTGTCAGGGTAGATTTCCATGAACCCTTTTGAACCATTCCATTCAATTCTTAAAATATCCATATTACATCACCCCAAAATCCTTCAATCTTCCAATGGCTTTGTCTATGTACCACTGTTTGTCAAGTTTGTCCGGAACTTTCACACCGTTCACCGAATCATTGAAGATGAAACAGTGGTCAGGACTGTTTTGCAGCTTTGCCGGTCTGCCTGTTCTGATGCTGACCTTTTTGACACCTGCATCCCTTGGGTTCTTGGATGCAAAAACCCGGATGCACTTTTCTTTGATGGGTGTATCACCATAAAGAATGTGACTGTATTTGTTTGAAATCTTGGACACCAACTGGAATTCTTTCAAGTCATCACAACTGTTGATTGTATGTTCTACCGGAACACCGCTGACCATATAGTCAACCAATGCCTTGTTCAGAATCGGCAGGTCATAGTCAAGTTCAGAAAGTTTCTTGATGTATGCACCTTTGACCTTCATTGCACCGGTTTCCCGGTCTATCAACATATAGTTGTTGACATCCTTCTGAAAGATTTCACCAAAGAATGTTTCAAAATCCATCCGCATTCCTGTTCTGCTTTCCCATTCAGCAACAATGGCATCAACCACATCAAAGTCATGGTCATAGTCCTTCAACTTGATGACAATACCATCAGTATTGTTTTGAACCAAACATTCAATGTGTGGTTCAAGGTGTTCAATCAAATCCAACAACATCAACTGACCATTGATGCAAATACTGTTGTTGCTCATGGGGTCATATAGTGCAGATGACTTTTGTTTCATCTGACCGGAAATGGCATTGTCCATGATTTTGAATGGCAATCTTGCCTTCTTGTCACCCTTCCTTTTGAATTCAATGTTGCTTCGGTGAATGAATTCAAAGTTTTCAGGGTTATCCATGACCCTATACCCAAATTTGAACTTTTCCTGCATACTTGGATAGTAGGCAGTCACATCAATGACCAAGAAGTCACCAACTGCATGATATTTCAATCTTGCACCATGACCACCACCCCAAGAAAAGGTGTGTTCAACCCCGGCAACAATGACCCCATCCTGTGACTTTTCATAGTCATGGTTTTCAGGATTCTTGTACCAGTCAGCAATGAATTTGTACTTTTTCAGGTCAAGACAGTCCAAAATTGGGAACTGAAATTCATCATCAAAGTTCTGACCTTTGCGGTTACCACCAAGGATTTCCGCAGCAAGTTGTGCTTTGGTCTTATTCAGTGCATCAATGGGAAGTTTGAAGTGCTTGATGAAGAACATCATGGTGTTGAATTCATCAATTCTTCTGATGAACACTTCAATGGTCTGTTGCACATCATGTCTGCAATAGAAGATGGTGTCATCAATTTCTTTTTGGGTCAATTTGCGGTCAATGTCAAAGGGAACAGAAGATTCCTTGATGTTGTTTCCCATGAAACCTTCAAAGGATTTCAGACCCCTGTCAGTTCCCAACATCACATCATAGTTTATCAGTGGAATGCTTTTGAACAGGCTGCTGAACTTCCATCCGGGGTTACCCTTCACAATGATGTAATCATTGATTTTCTTGGGGTCAAAACCACAAAGAATGCCTTTCAAGATGTATTGGTCATAGTGTCTTGAATTGAATCCAACCCAAATGTCATTGACATTTTCTTCATAGACCTGTTGAAGTCTGTCCGGGTCATTCACAATGACATATTCACATTTTTTGGTCATGTCTATGATTACAACCAACCAATCTTCTTTGAAAACTTCAAAGTCATAGAAAAGCATAAAATTCACCATCCTTTCTGCAAAATTTCAAGGGGGATGGGGTCTGTCCATCCCCCTTGATTGCGTGATTATTCAAGTTCAAAAACTTCTGTGATTTCGTATGTGCTGAATCCCTTCTTGCCTTCCTTATAGGAAAGGGCAAATTCAAGGTTGCCTTCAATAGCTTCCATCACATCCATCAGAAGGTTGCCATACTGCTTGTATGTAACAAACTCAATGTCAACCCCGGTGTCCATGGAACGCAGAAGTTCATTGACAATGTGGATTTGGAATCCCTGTGTTACAACCTGATTCATGAAAATTCTGCTGCCCTTGTAGTCACCATTCAGAACCTTGAACCAAATGCTGACCATAGGGTCACCGGCTTTGGATGCGGTCAATTCCATCTTGTCAACCGCAACTTCATAATCACCATGCGGAACTTCCTTGAAGGACTGACCATTTTCCTGTGCATCCTTCACATCATTTGCAAGACCTTCTGTGTCAATCGCCTTGTCGAACTTATCCCAAATATTCATTTCTGCCATTTTAATTCACCTTTTAACCTTTCAAAATTTTATTAGTTGTTTTCATCAGAAGTGATTCTTCTTGATTTGCGTGTTCTTGTTTTCGGTTCTTCAACCGGGGTTTCATTTGCAACTTCTGCACCGTCATTGTCGGCAGCGGTGTCATCAGTATCATCAGTGTCATCAGCACCAATGGAACCGGTTTCCTGTTCCAAGGTTGCCTTCAAATCAGCTTCAATTGCTTCATCAATGGGGTCAACCTTCTTCTTTCTGCCTTTTCTGACCGCCTGTGTGCCTTCTGTGGGGGTTTCTTCGGTGACAGGGGTGTTTGTACCACCCACATCAGAAACACCGCCCTGTGCCTTTCTGATGGCATTTCTGTTGGCTTCATCATAGACCTTGAACAGTGCATCCACATCAAGGGGAATGTCCTTTGCATCAGTTTTCAGTCTGCCACCACCAAAGATGACTTCATTGGACTTGAAGTTGAAGGTTCTGACATCACCATCAGCAACAATTCTTGCAACAATGTCCACCATACCGGCAACCTTCAATGCAACCTTGTCCTGCATATTGGGTTTGATTGCAGTGATTTTGTCACCGCCCTTCTTGGTGATGTCCTTGGAAGTATCTTCATGGGAAATCAGAATGATGTTTTCATAGTCAAGTGCCATCAGTCTTTTCAAGGTGTTCAGGAATTCACCCCTGACCATATCCCATGCCTTGAAGGAATCATCAGATTCATGCTTGATGCCCATTTGGTCATACATGAACAATCTGCAATATTCATACAAATCTTCAACAAGGTCAACAATGATGGTCTTGAAGGCATTTTCCTTCTTTTCAAGTTCTGCAATGACATCCTTGAAAATCTGCCATGCAAGGGTCTTTTTGGTCATGCGACCTTCAACCACAATTTCATCCTTGATTCTGATGTACGGTGCATCAACAAACTTGATGTTGCCATCTGTGTTCAGCATCAAGGGGTCAGGAAAAGCATTGGCAAAAGTGGTCTTTCCGCAGAAGGGGACACCATAAATCCACATGACCCTTTTTTCAACCTTTTCAATGTTTCTTCTTTCTGTACTTGGTAACTTCATAAAATAGTTCCATCCTTTCATGCAATATTCTTCAAATTCGCAGTATCTGCAAAACCAACCTTGGTTCTGCTCAAAGTCTGACTTTTCATTGATTTTCTTGACCATCAACAGGAAGTCAATCACCTTGTTGAAGTCAAATTCAATCTGCACCGGCTTGACATCAGCTTCTGCAAGTTCTGCTTTCAACCTTTGTCTGAACTGTTGCAAATCTTCTGTCTTTTTCTGCTTGATGTTCACCTTTGGAACAAAGAGAAAATACAGATTGCGGATTTTCTTTCCCGGATTGCACTTTTCAAAGAAATACTTGTATAAGTGCAACTGTCTTGAATCTTTGTAGTGATTCGCATTGTTGGAATACTTGAAATCATAGATGTCATAAACATTGGGAAGTTCAACACCCCTTTCAAACACCGTTGCAGGTGTCAACAGGTCAATGAACCCATGAAAATCTTCATCCTTGATTTCCACTTCATATTCCCCGGAAGGCAAGACCGCCTTTGCCTTTGGAATCAGATGTTCCAGTTTGATTGCTTCATTCACATGGGTGTCATCAATGATGGGATATGACATGAAATATTGTTCAATGGCAGTTTCCACATCCTTTTCAATACCTGTGTGAAGTGCAGTCCCAAGGACAAGTGCATTGTCAGAATTTATTGGTGCATCCGTTTCAATTCCGTCAATATATCGCATCTTGTATTTGAATGGGCATTTTTCAAACTGTTCAACTTTGCTATGTGACCATTGCATTCTTTCACCCCTTTCACAATAGATTTGAATTGTTCAAACCCTTCCGGGTAAAGAACCATTGCAATACTGCCTGATTGGTTTATCTGAACTACATTGTGTTTCTGCAATTCAGAAGGTTTTCCATCTGATGCCTTCAATTCAGCATCAATATTGATGCCATTCACCACAATGTGCATATCAGGCAGACCCTTTTTGGAATATCCACCGCCCCACCGCTTTTCCCAATATCCGCAGGGGGTGACTGTGATTTTCTGTTGCTCTGTTCCAAGTGGATATATCCCTTCACTTTCCAACCACCTTTTGACTTGGTTTTCAAAGTTTTTTTCTGCTGCCATCTGTCATCACTTCTTCCTGTTACCGAAAAGGCAAATTACAAGAATAGTGATGCAGATTATCAAGGTAATCTGAACCCCGACTGCCATCAGTTTTCACCTTCTTTCACTTCAACCTTGATGTAGGCTGATTTCTTTGATGTCTTGGAACATTCTTCTGCAATCTTGGGGTACAACTTTTTCAGTTTTGCACTGTCAACAGAAGTGGAAGTTGTTTCAGCAACATAGGTGATGTTCAAGATGTCAGATTCAAACTTCTTGACACCGTATTCTTCCATTGCCTTCTTCAACTGGTCTTTCAGTTCCTTTTCCTGTGCTTCACACTGTTTCTTCGCATTGACAACAGATGCAATCTGTTTCAGGACTGCAATGTGCTGACTTTTGAAGGTTGCAAGTGCGGTTTCTTCATCAAAGGTTGCAGTTCCGCATTCTTCCGGGACTTCGGTGCATCTTTCACTGCATCCATCCTTTTCAGGACAACAAGCACAACAACCTTCAAATTTTTCAAGGGGACAACTGTTTTCACACTTAATCATTTGATTCATTCCTTTCTGTGTAGATTTCTTTGTATTGAACACCAAAATTCAATGCATCTTGATGTGATTCAAAGTAGATGTCAATTCTGTTTCCATTGATGACACCACCCCTGTCCTGCACTATGTATTCATGACCATCAATGATGACCTTTGTGCCATAGGGAAGAACATTGATGTCAGCAGCAATGGTGACACCTTCCTTTGCAATACTCATGTTTGCGGTGTAAACAATAGGTTTACCATTTTCATCAAGGGGTCTGTTTTCACCCCATTTGCCACAACATTTGGAACAACCACAATATGCGGTCAAGCGGTATTCACCAAGACTGATGATTTCCGGTTCCTTCACTTCCGGGGTTGTCTGCTCTGTGGAAGGGGTGAAGGAAGATGTCTGTGTGTGGGTATCTGTTTCAGCAGCTTTGTCAGTTCCACTTGTTGGTGTTGCCATCCCAAGCAAAGTGCAAGTGATGACCACCAAAATCACTGCAAAGATGACTGCAATCAGTGCGGTTCTAAATCGTTGATTCATATTTCTTGAATAGTTCATCATCATAATCCTTTCGCATTTTCAAAGTTTCCAAAATATCTTCTTCCACACTGTTCTTCACCATCAGAAGATAATAAAAGCAGTTGTTTTTCTGACCGATTCTGTGAATGCGTTTCATTGACTGTTCAAAATCTTCTGAACCCTGTGGAAGTGTGAAATAAATGATTTTGTTTGCCTTCTGTAAATTCAGACCCTTTGCACCTGCTTGATACTGGACAAAGGTCACCGAATCACTTTGGTTTTCGTATGCATCCAAGTCCTTGACTGAACCATTCACAATAGAAATTGGTTTTTCAAGTGATTCAACAACCGCCTTCATCCTGAACAGTTCTTCATTAAAATTGTAAAACACAATCAGTCTGTCATCAGTAGATTCAACAAGACTTTGGAAGGCAGCAAGTTTTGCGGTGCTATACTGACCACACAATTGTCTTGCATACAACCTTTTGTTCAGACTGGTGTCACCAATCAATTCAGTCCCATCAGGAAGGGTCACAATACTGTTCCGCATGAAGTATCTGAATTCTTTGGTGTTGGTCACCATTACAGGAACAGTGACCTTTTCCGGAAGGTCAAAAACTTCTTCTGTTTTCATGAAGATGCAACCATGTTGTTTCAGCTTCATTTTCAAGCGGTCAACATTCTTGTAACCAACAATGTGTGGAATCTTGAACCCACTTCCATCTTCAATCCATTCCTGAACCACATACTGCTTGAAGAACAAATCTTTGCTGATTCCCCATCCAAGCAACCGCAACTGTGACCAAAGTTTTTCATACTTGCCACCTGTGGGTGTGCCGGAAAGAAGAATCACATTGTTAGGATTCATTTTGTGGATGAATTTTGTCCTTTTGGCAGTTGGATTGGTTATCATTGAAGATTCATCAAGCATCATTGTGAAGAAGTCTAACTTCAAGAAATCTGCCCTTCTGAATATCAATTCATAGTTGATGACACCAATGATTTTTTCATATCGTGATGCATCTTCATAACATTCAAAGAACTGCTTGAATTCCTTTTTGTTGGTCAAGTCAAGAACCCAATAATCAGGGTAATATTCTTTGAAATGTTGCACCCAGTCATCAATTTTTGAATGTTGGCAGACCACAACATTGAAGTCAGTTTCTAATTCCATGACTTTTTCAGAACCAACAAAGGTCTTTCCAAGTCCCATGTCAAGGAAGTAACCAACCCGGTTGAACTGCTTTGTTTCTTCAAGTGCTTTGGTTTGGTGTGGGTATAAAGTCACCGTTTTCATATTCTGTTGTTCCACACATCAATTGCATCATCTTCTGTTTTATAGGGGATGGTTGCAATATGACATTTGGTGCAGTGGATTCCAACACCGGTGACATTGGTCACATCAGGCATTTCCGCACAATTGTGAAGTTCAGCTTCACCACCGCAGAAGGGACAAGGTTTGATGTCTTTCTTTGTAGGTGTCAGGTCAATATGTTTCTGACCAAGTTCAAGTGCAGCAAGTGCAACTTCTCTTTGCTTTGTATCATCCCAATCAGCAACCATTTCCTTGAATGCATCAAGGTCATAGATTTCATAATCAAAAGAAATCTTGATTTCACAGTTCTTGGTTCTGAACAAGGTCAGTGAATATGCGTATTCACCAATAGGTGTGACACAGAAGATGTGTTCTGTGGAAAAGATATTTGCATCACCGCAAACTTTGGCATTGCCCCAAACTTCGGCAT